GGAGTTGGTAAAGTTTAAAAATACAACAAAACAAAATTAATAAGTAATAGATATAAATAATCTATCTTATTATGAAAGCAAGTGAAATTGTAAACAAACTAAAAGACGTTCTTTTGTCTTCAACCGAAAAGGAAGAAATAACTACTCCAGAGGTTGAGCTAAAAGAAGAAACTCCTAAAGCTGAAGAAGCTAACAAAGAGGAGTTACAAACAGAATCTTCTAAAGATAATCAAGAAAATTATTCTACTGAAGAAGAACTACAAGATAAAGCTGAAACTATGCCTGAAGAGGAAGCTCCTGTAATGGAGTATGCTACAAAGGAAGATATTTTAGAGCTTAAATCTATGGTAGAGAAACTAAGAGGTATGATTGAAGCAAAAGAAGAGGTTAAAGAAGAAATTCCACAAGAATTATCTTCTGAAGAACCTGCTGAAGCTATCTCTCATTCGCCTGAAAATGAGGTGAGTGAAAAGCTAGGTGTTAGACACGCAGTTAATGCAAATCAAAACACAACATACTCAAGAGTATTAAATGCAATATCTAATAATTAATAAAAAAAAATAGTAAAATGAGTCAAACAATAACAACTTCAAATAGCGTATTAAGAGCAAGGTCAAAGCAAGAAACTTTAACTACAACTCAAAGCGTTTATGCTAATCAAGCTGGTACAGAATTTAATATTGCAACTGATGCAAAAGTTATAACTTTACCTGCTATTGACGCAAACAATATCGGAATGGAATTCACATTTCGTAACACAGGAGCTGATGGGAACAACACTATCACATTATCACCTGCTGCTGCTGATGGTATTAATGGTACTATCGCAAACGCTGCTGCTGATTCAGTAGCAAGTGGAACAGCTAACAAAGATTTAGTAAACACAAAAGCAACTGCTAACAAGGGAGATTGGTGTACAATCAAAGCTGTAGCTGCAGGAGCTTGGTACATTACAGGTGGTGTAGGAATTTGGGCATCTGAAGCGTAATTAATAATTAATAATTTAAATAATTTAAAATGGCAACAACTAATAATTTAACAACAACTTACGCTGGTGAGTTCGCAGGAAAATATGTTTCTGCAGCTCTTTTATCAGGTAAAACTTTAGCTGAAGGAAACATAACTGTTAAGCCTAACGTTAAATACAAAGAAGTAATGAAAAAAGTAGCAACTGATGACATCGTAAAAGATGCAACTTGTGACTTTGATGCAACTTCAACACTAACTCTTACAGAGAGAATTTTAACTCCAGAGGAGTTTCAAGTTAACTTACAATTATGTAAGAAAGACTTTAGAGCAGACTGGGAAGCAGTACAGATGGGATATTCTGCATATGATAACCTTCCTCCTTCTTTTTCTGACTTCTTAATTGCTCACGTAGCAGATAAGGTAGCTCAAAAGATGGAGCAAAACATTTGGAATGGTACTAACGCAACTGCTGGTGAGTTTGATGGATTCAAAACAACTTTACTAGCTGATGGTGACGTAAATGATGTAGCTGCTGGTGCAGTTACTTCAACAAACGTAGTAGCAGAAGTTGGTAAAATTGTAGATGCAATTCCTTCTGCTGTTTATGGTTCTGAAGACTTATTCATCTATGTATCAAACAATATCTACAGAGCTTATGTAAGAGCTTTAGGTGGATTTGCGACTAACGTAGGTGCAGCAGGTACAGATAATAAAGGTACTCAATGGTTTAACGGAGGAGCTTTAACATATGACGGTATCAACGTTGTACTAGCATCAGGACTAGCTGACAACACAGCTGTAGCTGCTGAAAAATCAAACTTATTCTTTGGAACAGGTCTAATGTCTGACCAAAACGAAGTAAAAGTAATTGATATGGCAGATATTGACGGAAGTCAAAACGTAAGAGTTATAATGAGATTTACTGCAGGTATCCAACACGCTATCGGTGGTGACATTGTACTTTACTCTTAATAAATAAATTGTATAACTTAAAAATGGGTGCGTAAGCCGAAGTGCCTACCACCCTTTTTTTTAAAACATTAAAGATATGGCTTGTGATTTAACAAAAGGAAGAAAAGAACCTTGTAAGGATGTAGTTGGTGGTATAAAATCCATCTATTTTGCAGACTTTGGGGATATAACTATTGCCTATGATTCAACTGACACGGATGTAGTTGAAGATTTAGGAACAGTAACAGTTTTTGAGTACGAAGTAAAAGGGAACTCATCTTTTGAACAAACAATTAATAGTTCAAGAGAAAATGGTACAACATTTTTTGAGCAAACTCTAAACTTAACACTACACAAATTAACTGTACAAGACCACAAAGAATTAAAACTTTTGGCTTATGGAAGACCTCACGTAATTGTGCGAGATTATAATGATAACGCATTTTTAATGGGTGCTAATAACGGTGCAGATGTAAGTGGGGGAACCATAGTAACAGGAGCAGCAATGGGAGACCTTTCAGGTTATACATTAACGCTAACTGGTATGGAAACTAAACCAGCTAACTTCTTAGAAGGTGCTACAGCAGCAGACCCATTCGCAGGGATGACTGGAACAGTAACTGTAACACAAGGTACTAATTCTTAAACAGAGTAGGTTCTTAAATATAAAAGGGGGTCATTTGATTCCCTTTTTTTTTGAACATAATTAAGCTTTATAGGTTATATAAGTATGATAAGATTATCACCTACTACAAATGCTCAAGCAGTAAGCATAATACCTAGAGCATATACTGTTGCTGCTAACTTATCTATGGTTATCGTTCAAGATGGAACAAGAGAGACTCAAACAATAAATAATATAACATCTTCTTTGTCAACTAATGGAAATTTCTTGCAGATGTCTATAGCTTTTAGTATTTTAACAGCTGAAACCAGTTATTCGTTTGAATTAAAACAAGGAGCAACATTATTATACAGAGGGAAGGCATATTGCACATCTCAAACTGATAATACAACAGACCATACCTTAAACAGTAATAAATATAACCAATATGTTGGAACTGACACGGATGACCAAAAATATATAATATTATGAACAACTTAAAAGTAATAAACTTATCAGGGTACGAAGTACCAACAGTAAAAGAGTCAACCAGATATAAATGGGTTGAATATGGTGACAATAACAACTATTTTGGAGAACTAATTGAAAGATACTTAGGAAGTCCTACTAATTCAAGGTGTGTTAATGGTATTACTGATTTAATTTATGGTAGAGGTTTAGATGCTACTGATTCTTCTGAAAATGCCGTTCAATTTGGTCAAATGGAAGCAATACTTAGAAATGAAGATGTTAGAAAGATTGTTAGTGACTTAAAACTGTTAGGACAAGCTTCAATACAGGTTGTTTATAACAAAACTAAGACAAAAATAATGCAATTAAAGCATTTTCCTTCAGAAACCCTTAGAGCTGAAAAAGCTAAGGGTGGAAAAATTGAAGCGTATTATTATCATCCAAATTGGGGAAAAATAAAGCCAAATGACAAACCTAAAAGAATACCTGCTTTTAAATGTGGTAAAAAGAGTGAAAAAGTAGAAATATATTGTGTTAAACCTTACAGGGCTGGATTTTATTATTATTCTCCAGTTGATTATCAAGGATGTTTACAATATTGTTCACTTGAAGAGGAAGTTTCTAACTACCATATAAGCAACATTCAAAACGGACTTCAACCATCCTTATTGTTGAACTTTAATAACGGTATTCCAGGTGATGAAGCACAAGACTTAATAGAAAGGAAGATATATGAGAAGTTTAGCGGTTCTTCTAATGCTGGTAAGTTTATTTTATGTTTTAATGAAGATAGTGAAGCACAATCAACGGTAGAACCTATACATTTACCTGATGCACACGCACAATATGAGTTTCTAGCTAAGGAGTCAAGAGAAAAAATAATGATTGGTCACGGTGTTGTATCTCCAATACTACTTGGTATAAAAGATAACACAGGTTTTGGAAATAATGCAGAAGAATTGCGTACAGCAAGTGTTTTAATGGATAATATTGTTATAAGACCATTTCAAACAATATTAATTAATGCTTTTAAAGAGTTGTTATCATTTAATGGTATAAACCTTAACCTTTACTTTGTTACTCTTCAACCAATAGAGTTTACAGAGCTTGATAACATAGCTACAAAGATTAAAAGAGAAGAAGAAACAGGAGAGAAGTTGTCTAGTGAAGAGAAAAGTGATTTTAATGATGAGGAAGGAGATGATTTAATGTCTCAGCTTGAAGGCTTGGGTGAGAAAATAGATGAAAATGACTGGGAGCTTATTCATACAGAAAAAGTCGAAGATACAGAGTCGGAGTTTGATTTCACTAAACTCGCACAGGTATCAGAATCAGATGCTAAACCTAATAGGGAGTCATCACAAGATAATTCAACATATAAGGTTAGATATTCTTATGGTCCTGTTAGAAATTCAGCAAACAGCAGAAAGTTTTGTAGAAAAATGGAAACATTAACAACGCAAAACTTAGTATTTAGAAAAGAAGATATAAATATGATGTCTTTTAGAGGGGTAAACAGGGAATTAGGTCATAAAGGAGAAAATTATAGTTTGCTAAAGTTTAAAGGAGGTGTTAACTGTCATCACTATTGGGAGTTAAAGGTTTATAAGAAAAAGGTTAGTGAGAAAAACCTTATAGATGAGTCAGAAGCGATTGCAGATGGTTTAAAAGAGCCTAATAACCCACCTGAAATGTCTATTGAACCTAGAAATATGCCAAATAGCGGACATCATCCAAATTATAAAAAATGAAAGCATTATTTATTACATTAGAAGAATTAAAAAGGAAATCCATCATAGATGGTAATGTTGATACTGATAAACTTATACAGTTTGTTGAAGTAGCACAAGATACGGTTATACAAAATTATCTTGGAACAAAACTATATGACACTTTGCAGGATGGAGTAATAAACAACAATTTATCAACCAACAATGCAACTTTAATTAATTCATATATAAAACCAATGCTTATTTGGTATAGCCAAGCAACATATTTGCCTTATGCGGCATATCAAATATCTAATGGTGGTATATATAAACATAATAGCGAAAATGCAACATCAGTTACAGAGTCAGAGATAACAAAATTAACTAGACACGCTACTGAAACAGCAGATTTTTATGCTAAAAGATTTTTAGATTATATGGATGACAAAAGTAATCTCTATCCAGATTACACAGGAAGTCAGGATGTAGGAATGTACCCTTTTAGGGATGTTAATTTTACAGGATGGGTGTTATAAAAGATAACAAGCTGACATATAAGCCTAAAAAAGAAAACGAAATTAAATTAAGTAGTTATTTAAAAAAGATAAAAGATGTCATTCGGTTCAATATACGAGGGAAGTGAGTTTGGAGATGTTAATGCAGCAAATGGATGGGGAAGTATTTACCCTTTTGATGCAGATGGTTCATATTTAAGATGTGATACAACAAAAGAAACTGTGGATGACACAAGTATAACGGCAGA